GATCGCAAATCAATGCGAACGCTAGTTCCACTTGCAAAAGCAGTGGTTACGTTTAGCACCAAGTAAATTGGTTCGCCAGCACCCCAATTCTTAAGGGCGTTGTCAGTCGTGTTGCTGAGATCAAGGACAGTGCCTTTTTTCTCTTCAATGCCAGTTCCAGACAGCGTTACACCGTCGCAAAACTCTAAAGTTGAATCAATAAACATCTGTATGTCCTCTTATTAAGCTTGAATAACAGGCGACTCAGTTTCGATAAGCGAGTCAACCTTGCGGATTGGAATGCCATCAAAAACAAGGGTGCTGCGACCGCCAATGTCGTCCATGCCAAGCGTTGATTGCTTAACCTTGCTTACAAATTGCTTTCGCAGGAACTGCTTGGCCTTTCGGTTGCAGTAGAACGAAGCACGACCCATGCTTAGGCTTGGCACTAGTTCGCAAGCGTCTGACATCATTTCAACAATGTCAAGGTTGTCTACGGACTCAGTTAAGTCTGCGGTCTCAACTTGCATTCGCACAACGTAACGCCAGTCGCGAACGCTTAAGCCAGTGCACCACTTGTAGTGGGTCCGATAGGCTTCCATGCGACCACCACCGTTGCTGCTTGTGTCTTCAATAGTCACTTGACCCTTGTCGTCCTTAGACAAGCCCATTTGACTGCCCTTGGAATAAATCCCGTGACAGGTGTTTGGACCCCAGACAACTAGCCAAATGCTAGTGTTGTCGTTGCCTGAAAGAGCATCGCCACCATAATCATCACCCATAAGAATGTTGGTGTGGTTTTGAGCTGAAGTTCTTGTGTCGTTAAAACGAGCGCGGAAACCCGTAAACTCTTCGACATCCGTGCCTTCGTCGCCGTAAAACAACGTGCGGGTAAACTCTTGGTTCATGCCCTCAATGTGCGCCATGTCTTCTGACATGCGGAACGCAGCCGTGTTGCCATTAAGGTCAGCAAGTTGCTTGTCAACCTCGGCGTAGGCTTCCATCATACCGATCGTGTCGGTTACCTGGACTGTTTCGCTCTTGGATGGCTGAACACCACCGTAAAGCTTGCGCCAAGTTGGGGCCGGTAGACCTGAACGGATAGTCGTGCGGTGACCAGTTTCTTGGTTACCTTCGATGTGGACCATGTCCTCAAGGACTTCGTTGGTCTGTGAAAGCGTTTCTACAATCGTAGCAATGCTTTTATCTGGATCTTGCCGCTTAGTGTAATCAAGCAGCGTGGGGTGCGTAGTTGCACTTACAACCATAATCTAACTCCTAACTCATCTTACTGTTGTTATAGAAATCACGGGCAGTGAACGCTTGGTTCTTGTCCGCATTAGCACCGGTAAGGAAACGATCCTCACCAATGTCTTGGTGCGTCCTGACAAGAAACCGGATGATCTCCGGGTTATCGCCAAGACCTGTCTCTCCAAGCAGCGACTTAAGCTCTGGAGTTCCGTAGGTATCTAAAACCTGAACGGCTTTACCTAGGTTCTCCGGCAACTTGTCTCCTCCGATTTCTGGATCGGACTTGACCGAGTTAACCCACTCCGAGCGAAGGTTTTCAATGTAGCCTTCGTTCTGCTGTTTCAGTGCCGGAGCAACTCCGTCTAACACTGATTGAGCTTGCTCTTGTGTAAGGTTGAGCTTCTTTGCAACCTCCGAAAATGCTTGCACCGCCGATGACTCTGCATCGAGATCCGAACCTTCTGGGGTCTGGAAATCGTAAGCCTCGGGAGCACCTTCAAGGGTAGGCTCTTTACCTGTTGCCTCTGTAGGCTCAGGTTGTTGCTGCTGGATTGGTTCTTCTTGCTTAGTCTCCTCGGGAGGAGTGGTCAGCAAAGTCTCCGCAACCTGCCCTTCGTTTTCAGTTTCAGGGGTTTCTGTTTGCGTCTCTGTCATGTGATTCCTTGATCATCAAGGTAAAATGGTCCGGGCACGCCTCTAGCAATTCGGATGCAATCTTGGTCCCGATGTCGTGCGCTCCGGCGTTTTGGCTTTGAACCAACCCATTAGAGTTTGCAACAGGGGACATAAATCGCATCTCGGACAACCAACGCCAAACCACTCGGCGACCTGACTGTGCCTTCATGAGCCAACGCAGATCTTCTCTGTGCAAATTGATGCGCCCCTTAATTCGATCAGATCGATCTAAGGAGGCTTCATCCTCAAGCGACATATAAGAATCTTGCTGACTCACGCGAGGAATGTATCACACTAGATATTAAACTATCTATTAGGTGAGGGGTTTTTTAGACCGTCATGGTCTTTTTAATAACCCCAGAGATAGTTTCAGTAGCCCATTCTGTCCATACCTTAACCACTATAGCGGCCTCTGCCTGGGCTAGATTAGCTAGTGTAGCCTTCATAACAGCCATTTCTCGTGCTGCATTCTGAGGGTCCATGAGAGCCAAAGCCGTTAAACGAGGGGCATCTACAGCAATCTCAGTCAACATATCCTGCTTAGCAGGAGAGGTAATTGATGCTTTTAGAGAAGCCATAAGGGCTTCAACTTCTGGGGGTAGGTCACTCATTTCTTGTTTGCCTCTAAACGCATCTTCCAGCTATTCAATAAACGAATACGAGCCGCCTTAGCCGCTTCGTCAAGGTTAGCGTCGTCTTCGACATACGTCCTGTAATCAGGAGCAATAGCCTCATACGTCATTTTATCTGCTTCTAAGTATGCGTTAGATACAGATAAACCGCTGCACGATGAAAGCAGACTTAAAGCTGCTAGGGATAATAGATACTTCATAAGTTCTTACTTCTGAGGGGGCGTAGGTTTATTAGACCCTGGCTTTTCAACGGGTTGGTTATTCTCTTCATTGCTGTTTCCTTCGCTAATAATAGACCTAAGATTAGCCATAAGACCAGTTATTAAAAGGGTTAACAGTGCTGACGCTACAGATATAGATTCGTCAGGAATTGATCCACACGCTAGGCATATAATAAACCCGCCGATGAGTAGGACTAATATAGCAGGAGTAGTTAAGGCAATGTTAGTTCGCGCTTTTTCGCTCGCGCTTTGGCTCATCCTTATCTTAGCTAGCTCTAGCTTGATCTCTTGCTTCTTTAGTTCGCGTTGAGAGTATGCCTCTTCGCGCTCTCTAGCCACGACAGCCTTATACTTTTCACGGGAAGCTCTCGCCTCTTCCCGCTTCATCTTTAAGGCTGACCGTTCGTCCTTCACGATGTAGGTCTGCTTGTTATTAGGGTCGTTATCGAGGTCTTCATATTCATCGGACATTATCTATCTCATAAGTGTTTCATAACGATCGCGGCTGCGACCGGGATTGCGCCTCCCATGAAACCAAAAAACCCTGACATAAGACCTATCTTGACGTGCAAAACTGCAAGCTGAGATTCAAACCTTGTTAGGTTGACTTGTGTTGTTATCTGCATTTGAGAAAGCCTTTTGATTTCGGAAAGCACCATTTTCTCATAAGTGCTCCATCCATTCTGGTCAGTCATTTCAACGCTTTATCCTTATTCAAGTATATAGATTTAACAGTTAGCTATCAGGAAAACAGTAACTGCACTTGAATGCGAGGCGCGTTAGCTGAAGGGCCGTCAATAGTAACTACCCATTCATCTCCAACAGCAAAGTCAATTGAGCTTGACCATTGACCTGTAGATATAACTGATTTGGGAGTGTTGGTTACGGCACTGGGTGCTTTGCCCGAAAGAGTTAACTGCCCTACTCCAGGCGTTAGAGTGTTTCCCGACGCTACCGATGGAGCAAACCCAGTAGTGCTTAAAGCAAGTTTTCCAGGAGTTAGGAAGACTAGCTGTGTTGCTACAACGGCAGGTGCAAAAGTTGACGTTGAAAGCGCAAGCTTGCCCGGTGTAAGAGTGACACCGACTTCTGACTGATACGCGCCAGCATCGGGAGATCCAGGGCGTGTGTTGCCCTCGATGTCGCCGCTTGGCATCGTCGCATTTGCAGCGTAGCCAATCGCAAGGTTGTTGGCGTGTTCTACTAGACTGAAGTCATACTTAGGACCACTGCCTCCTTCCCATGACACTTGACCAGAAGAAGGCGTAGAGCCGTCAAGATGGAACGTGACACCATACGTTGCGTTGGTGCGTGAGTTGTCGGCCCAATTGTCGTGTGTTGCCTCGGCTTCGGTAGTGATGCAGTCGACGCTGGAGCCGCCGCGTGCATAGCTGTTGGCCGTTAGCTTGACCATCTGCCCGCTGTTCATGCCGCTGTCAATGGCAATCAAGCAACCATTAGCCACGACGCTGCTGTTGGTGGTGCTGTTTGATGTGTGCCTCTGCAACGTGATGATTGCGTCGCGCACAGTGCAGGCAGTCATTACGACATAGCTGTCAGTTGCAGTGCTGCTGCTATACGGAACGTCATACCACTGCCCGCCCTCACCTTCCAAAACGCAGTTGGTCGCGGTGATGTTAGTGACGCCTGGAGCGTTGTATCCGTTCCTAACAATTGGGCTGTTAGTGCTGGCGTTGTAAGCCAAGCATCTTGTTAGCGTAACATTGGTGGTCTTGCTTGTTGTCGTGCTAGACGTGCCTAGGTAGAGCGGTCGATACGCCGCCGGAAAGTCGAACACTAGATCAATAAACTCAATCGTCGTGTCGTCTTCGCGGCTCGCGAAAGACATTTGCCCAGTCGGCACAATGCGTGCGCCGTTAGCCCAAACACCGCCGTGCGAGTTTTGTGCTTGGAACTTAACTATGAGGTCTACGTCTGCCCAACCACCTTGCCACGAAGACCAATCGTGATTGCCGTCTTCAAGAACACACACTTCCGTGTCACCACTAGAAGGCTGAGAACGGCGAGCGTTATACCATAGGCTGATGGTTGCGTAGTCTGCGGAATCACTAGCTCCAACAATCTTAGTGACGGTTGCCATTACTCAGACCACGTCCCTTGTTCTTGTTCGATCGCTTGCACAAGGCCAGCGCCCCAGTCAGGCGCAAACCCTAACGCAGCCAACAACTCTA